TAGCGAATACTGGCCGTCAGGTTGGCAAGACCACTATTTTCTCCCACAAAATCGGTAATTACATGTTAAATCATCCGAAGCATCAAGTAATCGTAGTAAGTTTAACCGAAGACCAGGCTCACCTCATCATTGTTATGATTTTAGACTTCCTCGAGAAACATGACAAGAAATTGATTCAGAAGGGCAAGAATAAGCCCACAAAGAGCCGTATTTGGATAAAGAACGGTGCTCATGTAATTAGCAGACCTGTCGGCAACACTGGAGATGCCATTAGGGGTTTCACTGGCAATGTTTTATACATTGACGAGGCTAGTGGAATGCCAGAATTAATGTGGAAAGCTTCAATGCCAACCTTAATGACTACTGGCGGTCAAATTTGGATGAGTTCAACTCCTAGGGGCAAGTTCGTTTCAAACTCAAACGAAAAGAACTTCTTTTTCAAATCTTGGGAAAATACTGAGAATAGGTGGCAAGTGTTCAACATTAGCAGTGAGGATGTAGTATTTAACAGAATTGTTGATAACGACTGGACAATGGAAAATCGCGACAAAGCTTTAACTTTTCTAAAGAACCAGAAGGCAATTTTAACAGAAATGGAATATAATCAAGAATACATGGGCGAGTTTTTGGACGACAACAGGCAATGGTTCCCCGACGAGTTAATCCTAGCGTGTATGACCGTGGAGCGTCCTGGAAGAATAATTAAGGATGATATTTACCTGGGCGTTGACGTCGCTCGTATGGGCGAGGATGAGAGTTCTTTCGAGATTATACGAATGACTGGCGACCATTTGACCCACATTGAGAATCAAATCACGACAAAGACCCTTTTATCTGAGACAACGAAACACATCCTAGAGCTTGACGAACTATACGACTTTAATAACATTTTCATTGATTCGTCCGGGTTAGGTGTTGGAGTTTTCGACTACCTTTTGGTTGAAGACCAGACCAAGCGTAAGGTTGTCGCCATTGACAATAGTAAGCAGATAATGGATTATGACGGAAAAGGGAGAAAGCTTCAAAAGACATTATTATACTCAAACATGAAGATGTTAATGGAGACTGGCAAGGTTGCCTTACTTAACGACGACAACGTCTTCCAAAGTTTAAAGAGTGTGCAGTACGCTTACACTAATGATAGTCTAGGCACAAGACACCTCAAAATCTTTGGAAATTACACTCACATTATCGAGGGACTCGTTCGAGCGTCATGGTGCATAAAATACAAAGACTTAAATCCAACCATCTACTCTATAAAAGTATGAAAAAGTATAAGGATATTGATTTGGAAGAGAAAGATTTTTTCTTAATTGAAGCCATCAATAACCTGGCTAAAGAAATAAACAAGCTGAGGGTTTCTAAATGACTGGCAGCGGAATCTTCGCAACCGACGAGCAGGTGATATTGAAGGCTGGTGTCAACGCGAACGCAACAGCCATAACCACTGGAAGCATAGCCGACTTCATGACACAGGTTGAGAGCCAAATTAACTCTGAGAGTGAGTATAACTGGTCAGACAATTACGGCGCTCTTAATGTCGATGTTAAGGGAACTCTTACTCAGGCCGCAAGCAACAAGGCCGCAATCTACGTCATCAACTACGACCCGACGGCATGGACAACCAATGTGGCGACATTCAAAATAAATGTTTTGCAGACAGGTTATGATGAGTGCATCAAGATGTTGAGAGAAACTGACAAGGCCGTAATCTTCATGAGGGAAGCATAATGGGAGAATCACCACAACCATACCCACAAATTGCACCAACCGCAATAGCTAGCTACAACTTCACTGACGTCGAGGATAATACTGGCGTTCTAATCTACTACCCATTCAAAGGAAGCGACACAGCTGTGTTCAACGGGATGAGCACACAGGCGGACTACACAGAGGAAAAGGGTCACTCGGCTAACCTTAACGCAACCGTCGCTGAGGTGTTCGATACTAAATGGGAGACAGGGGCTTTCAATGTTACACGTAGCGTAAGGGGAACAGCAACTTTCAGGATGCCATGGACTTTGAACGGTGGTGCTGGTGGTGGCAGGATATTATCAGGATATTGGATTATCACCGTTTACAAATGGGACGGAACAACCGAAACACAGATTGCTACAATTACTACAAGGAATTACACGACAGGACCAGACTTACCAATACCATCCAGCAGTGTGTCACAGATTGAGCTAACACTCCCAAAAGTGAATATAGCTGTAGGAAACACAATAAGGGTGAGGACACAGTTGTATGCTGGCTACACAACTCAAGGAAACCCGACAACCGACTCATTAGCTATAGGCTACGACCCGAAGGACACACTTTTCGAATTTGTTGGAACAGTAAAAACAGCTACACTAAATGACCCACAGATGGCATTCTTTATCCCATTCGATTTAGACTTATAACATGGCAACTAACGATTTAAGCAACGCAACGACGACTGACTTAACGAGCGCTGTCTCTGATTTCGTTGTTGCTAGTATGGCTTTGGACATTGCAAACTCTGACGGGAGTGAGACGTTTTGGTACTTCAAAAATGCTACAAAGAACTTCGGCTATTACTCAGAGATTCCCGAGATTAATTCAGCTGCTAATAGTTTGGCTACATGGTCAGTGGGTAAGGGTTGGGCAGCCGAGGACGCACAATTACAGACAGATTTGGAGAACTTTACTGGACAAGGAGTGGACTCTTTTCAAACAATAATGTGGAACCATATCATAATAAAGCTCATAGTTGGCGACGCGTTCGCAGAGATTATAAGGGTCAAGGATGTTATAGTTAACTTATTACCAATAAGCCCCGAGCGTGTGAAGATAGTGGTAGAGCGAGGCAGAATCAAGCGGTATGAAGTTTGGAACGGGAATAAATGGAAGATTGTTAAAACAACCGACATGCTTCACTCAAGTAATAAGCGGATTGGCGACCAAATCCACGGAACAAGCCAGATTGACGCAAGTAAATGGATAATCGATGCAAGGAATGAAGCCTTAATCTCTAATAGGATGATAGAGCGAAGGGGGAGGGCTTTGGGGATAGTCTACTACACCACAAATAATACAGGAAAAATAAGTTATGCTAACGAACAAATAGAGAAGGCTGTCGAGAATGGGGAAATGTTGGGGCTTCCCAAGGACACAGCAGAGATTAAAGAGTTCCCTACTAAGTCCACTAATGACAGGATGGCTTGGATTACTTACCTAGAAAACTTCTTTTATCAAGTGTTCGGTGTCCCGAGGAGCATCGCAACAAGCGACGGAACCAGCGAGGTAGGTGGTAAGATGGGTCACGTAATTTTTGAACCAGTGTACACTAAGGAGCAGTCTGACCTTGAGGCCGACTTATGGAATCAAGCAGCTATTAAGGTTAAATTCAATCGTCCCCCGAGCCTTGCCGGGTTACAACAAGAGACAGAACAAAAGAACACGGGACAGGTAGGTTTACAAGCTAATGATGTGGAGGCATCCCTAACTAGAGAATAATGGCATCAACAGATTTTATAGATAATGCAATAGGTGGCATAATACCCGGCGGGATATTTGGGGGTGACAAGGCACCATCAAGAGCTCAACGACAATGCGAAGCAAGAGGCGGAACATGGGATGGGGCTCAGTGTATAATGCCAACAAAGGTTGAACCGAAGAAAGAGCCGGAACCAGTGGTGGGCAAAGTACCGGAAGGCACAATCGAGACATTTACAAGCTCAGAGACAGGACGGGCAAGCGGGGTTGTTACACCAAGCGGACAGACATTTTTAGGATTAGGACCGGAGGATGTTGAACAGATAGCAGCCGGCGAAGCGGCGAGAGCAGCAAGACCGATAAATTCGGCAGGCGTAGGAACTGCACAAGCCGAAGCAGAACAGCAACAACAAATTCAAGAATCTATTGCAAGGATAGGACAACTAGGACAACTAACAGGGGCACAAGAAGCAGACATTAATTTTAGTCAAGCGGCAACGGCAGGCTTGGCTTCCATAGTTCCCAGTCTTTTAGGTGGGGCGGCAGTTGGTGCGGTTGCGGGTGGCGGAGCATTTTCGGGTCCGGCGGCGTTATTAGGTGCAGGAGTTGGCGGAGTTGGCGGGTTTATATCGGGAACACTTAGTAACATTAAAACTCAACAAAAGGGGGAACTTCAATCCGCAACAAAGGAACTTACGGACGCAAGGACATCTATGAGGCTCCTTGCCATGCTGGCATCAAGAGACCCGGCGAATGCTGACGTTTTTATTGCACAATATAACGAAGTGTTAACAAGGGTTCACCAAGCAAGACGACAAACAAAAGCAGAGACAACTGGAGACCTTAACGCCTTCATGGAAGATGGACGGGTTGAGTTGGCAGCTTTTGACTCATTTCTAAGCCCGGGCAAATTGGCTGACATTTACGGAGAAAAAATGGCGATAGCCTTGGCAACCGGCACACCCTTATCTATAAAAGGCGATGAACTTTTTATTGAAGAGGATTTATTATGATAGAGGACAACCTTATTCAGTACGGAATGGCAGGCATTTTTATTATTTATTTAATCTACGACAGACAAGTTCTACTCTTAAAGATAACCAAGGCTCTTGATAGGAATACTCAAGTTTTAGAAAAGTTTATAAACAAGCTGTCCCACTAAATTACATGAACGATGGAGAACCGAGTAAGACTGTCCTGCAAGGAAAAGATGTTGATACTCCTGTGGAGAAGGGTGATGAACCTGTTAGTATCGTGGAAGAGGCTCGTAAGATTAGGGACGAAATTGTCAAAGCGAAAGAAGAACTTAAAGCGGAGAATGACCGCTCAGAGAAAATCCAAGCGAACAACTTACTAGGCGGCACAACTGGCGGCAATGTTCCGGTAGTCCAGGCACAACAAGAAACGCCGAAAGAGTACAACGATAGAATACAAAAAGAAATTTCTGAAGGTAAACATAATGACTAGATGTGGTGGTGAAACGATGCGACAAGAAGAGAAGGACGAATCATTCGAAATCATTTCTGAGAAGGAGAAGTTATGGCGAGACAAGTTGGTTGAAGCAGAGACTGGATATTTAACAGCAGAATCTAACCTTAAGATATTCGAGCAAATAATAGATTTAGCCAAGATAGAGGTTGCTAAAGAGGATAAGAAAAATGCACGTTAGTTTCATTCCTTATGGGGAAAGGTCGGGTGTTGAGAGAACATTGAGGGAGATGGAAGGGCAGAAACATTTAATGCCAATGTGGAAAAAGAAAGATAAAAAAATAATGCACCGTGGGGCATGGATTCCCGGGGCAATAAGGGACTTACCTTTCGGGATTAAAGAGTATGTTTTCCCAAAGGAGTCGCTCGACATGGTGCTTAGGACGTTGGGCAAGAGCGGGGATGAATACGGAATCAGTTTTAAGAAGCCAATAATGGCGGTTCTTAGGAAATTATTGAAACTTAAGAAAATTCCAAAGTATGAGGAAGAGGGGCAAGTCTACCTATGGAATAAGGCTTTTGTCAATTTTACTGTTCTTGGGATTAGGGAAGATGGTGACATTGTTGGTGAGTACATTGATGATAAAGGCTGGACGCACGAGGGTTTATGATGTGGGAGATACATTTCTACGCGATATTGTTCATTATTCTTAAGATTGTTCAAGTGCTCTACTTCGACCCGAGAAACAAAAGGTTTAAGTAATCGGTTAACCGATTAACTCTATGGCAGATGAAGCAGTGTTGAAGGTTGAGACTCACATTCCTATTAATTTTACATGTTCTACACCGGTGACTATCGAGAAGGGAGCCATCGTTAAGATGACTAACCCAATGACGGCAATTCTTTCTGACTCGGCTAATCAAATTGTGGCCGGCATTGTGCAATCAGAGAAACTTGCAGCAGACACAACGCAAACTTCGGTCGCTGTGTTCCGAGGAGGTATTTTTAGGGTGACATGTTCTGGGACTTGTAACATTGGAAGACCAGTTATCACTGGAGCGACCGCGAACTATGTCCGTGAAGCCGCAGCTAACGAAGAAAACATTTTAGGAATCATGCTCGAGACTGGAACAGAAGGTCAATCTAAATTAATGGAACTTCGTCCTACTACGATGGACTTAAATTAAGATGGTAGAAACATCAGGCCAGGCATTAATCAGAGATATTGACATCACGAAGAACGCTATGGCTTTCGAGGAAGAAGCTTTAATTTTTAAATCATTAATTTCTAGTAAACCAACTAAGTCGAGGGAGGTTAAGTTTTG